TCTTTCAGATTTAATTTCTGGGTGGTGCTAGCATTGTTATTGATGATGGCTTTGTTTTCATTCTCTGCCATCGCTTTTACTTGATTTTTTAGATTCCTCTGTATCGATGCTCTTAACTGTCCGTTTCTGCCACCGCCACCAACTAATGCTTTTTGAGCAGTGCTGTCCCCACCATTAAAGTAAACATTTCCTTTAGATCCAATGAATCCAATAGTCTTTCCGTTAGAATCCGTCAGAGTTCCTTGACCATTGTCCAGGTTAGTGTTGACGTTAACGGTTTTTCCATTCGCCAAGGTAATTTTTGAACTCTTGTCTCCTGATGCTGCCATGGGATTTAAGATACGTCGAATTTTGCGTAGTTGATGTCAAGTAAGTCAAGAAGTTCTTCTTCATCAACTCTCATCATTTTCCCCATTACTTCTGGGAATGTATAATTTCTAGATTTTCTCCAGTGGAAGTTAAATCCTTTCCACCCCCATTGTTCAATTGAGGTAATGACAACTAGGGGATATTCATCATACTGAATGTTGGGAGTCTTAGGTCTATACAAGTATGTATAAAAAGCTCCAGGTCTTTCGGGAATTAATTCACTTTCACCGATGATTTCCATAAGAAACATCATCTTATCATCAGCATTTCCCATTGCAATCAAGTCTTTTTTATGTTTCTTGATTCGATTCATAAACCTAATTCTTTCTCAGTTATGATTTTAAAATTCCATAGTCTATCTTTACAAAATTCAGTTGCTGCTTTCCACTTAGCAATGTTTACAGCGTAGGTAGCAGACTCAGTAAGATACCGTTTAGTATTTTTCTTTGGTCTCTTGGGTTGCATCGTTTGCTTTAGGGGTTTGACCTCTACGATATATTTTTGCAGTCTTCCAGATGTATTTCTGAGAGAGATATAAAAGTCAGGAAAGTAACGATGAACTCTACCATCAACTGGAGAGATGTATGGAATTACAATCTCTTCTGAACCCCATTCTAAAATATTTTCATTACGATCACACCAATTCATAAATTTAAGTTCCCATAATGAACGGTAAATAACCTTAGTTGGATCACCCTTATACTTCAAATAATTACTGGGACGGAACTTTCCCTTGTAACTCATAGCCTACATAATATGGGAACACTATTCTTATTTAGATGGCTAACGGCAAGGTAGCATTCCAAGGCGGCGGTATTAGTAAATTTGTTAATAAGATTACTGATGTAGCATTAACTGCTCAGTATCAACTAGGCATGTCTGGTCTATCTAAGTTTCCATTTGGAGATAGAATTTCAGTAGAGCACATGAATGTTATGTGTGAGAGCACTTCTCTACCTGGATCAAGATTCTCTACTGCAACTGACACTACATATCATGGCATCACATCGAAGATGGCATATCGTAGAGACTTTTCTGATCTGAATTGTACATTCTATGTTGACACTAGATATGACACAATCAAAATTTTAGAGTCTTGGATGCAATATATTCATGGACCAGATGGACAGGGAGATTATATTGGAAACAGAGAGGGTTATGCATTTACTAGATTTAGATATCCCGAAGATTATAAGTGCAACATTCATCTCTTGAAGTTCAATAAGAATTATTCTAATGATGTTGTACCAAATGGTGTGAACGGATCTAATGCCTCAATAACTTATACGTTTGTTAATGCATTTCCAATCAACTTGAGTTCAATGTCAGTATCTTATGGACCAAGTGATGTATTGAAATGTACTGTTGATTTTGCATATGATAGATATATCTTAGATAATATTGGTTCTGGTGGGGGTAGTGTAAACTCTGCACAACAATCTACAGATAACACAACAGTACAAAAGAGTGAACAAAGCAATACTGCACCAAGTGATAATGCTGAAAACAGTGGAGACAATCAAAGTAGTTACACTAAGAAGGGTAATTACCCACCATCTCCAGCTTCATTCAACAATACTCCATCTGGTCCCGAATAAATAAAACACACTGAATTATATTAAAAAACATGGCTTTACCTAGAATTGCCACTCCTTCTTACAAGATTGAGTTGCCTTCAACTGAAAAGGAGATCGAAATTAGACCGTTCATTGTTAAAGAAGAGAAACTTCTAGTCCTTGCAATGGAGAGTCAGGATAATAGTGAGATCACACTTGCAATTAAAAACGTCTTGCAGGCATGTATCTTAACACCAGGCATTGATATTGAAACACTTCCCACATTTGATATCGAATATTTGTTCCTGATGATTCGCGGCAAGTCTGTTGGTGAAGAAATTGAAGTCAATGTTATTGCTCCTGATGATGAGATTACTGAAGTTCCAGTAAAAATTTCTATCTATGATATCAAAGTTAACAAGCAGAAGGATCATAATTCTGAAGTGATTTTGGATGATACTCTTAGAATGAAAATGAAGTATCCTTCATTGTCTCAATTCATTGATAATAATTTCATTACTGAAGATGTTTCAAACGTTGAGAAAACTTTTAGTGTAATTGCGTCTTGCATCGAGACCATTTACAATGAGGAAGATGCTTGGGCGGCGTCTGACTATACTGATAAAGAACTGGTTGAATTTGTTGAGCAACTTAGTTCAGCACAATTCAAACAGATTGAAAAGTTCTTTGAAACGATGCCAAAACTTTCTCATGAAGTTAAGTTTAAGAACCCAAGTACTAAGAAAGTAAACAAAGTAGTTCTAGAGGGGTTAAATAGTTTTTTCAGCTAGGTATGTCTCACATGAATTTGGAGGCATACTTCAGGATAAATTTTGCGTTAATGCAGTACCATAAATACTCATTAACAGAGGTTGAAGCCATGATTCCGTGGGAACGGGACATCTATATTGAACTCTTGAAGCAACATATTGAGGAAGAGAAACTCAAACAACAACAGCAAGCAAATGGATCTTGATGATCTCCTAAAATCTATCAGAGAAGAGAAAGACGAGGAGGTTCCTAAAGGTCTTGATGACTTGCTGTCTTCAATTAGAGGTGGCAAGAAAAAAACTATTAATGTCAAAAAGTTTGTTGGCGAAGACAAATATGATAAGTATTACCAAGAACTTTTATCTGATGGTAGAATTGGTGGTGACAATGTAACGCCATCTGAGAGAAAAGAGGGAGTCAAGACATATAAAAAAGATAAGATTGAATTTAAATCATTTGTTGATAGAGTATTTGAACAGAAGAAATCAGTACAGAAACTTGAACAGAAGTCTTCTGGTGGTGGAGGGGATGTTGCAGGAAATATAGGTGGAGTCTCAGCAAAACCCACACAAAAACTACTTCCTGGAACTGCACAACCTGAATCAGAACAGGAGCAAAAAAGGAAGCAGAGAGCAAAGGTAAAGAAAGACCCTCTGATTGAGAAGTTGGATGCTATTTTAAAGAGCACAACTTCCATTGAGAAATTGATGGCAAAGGATCTGAAGTTAGATAAAAAACTAGCAGAGAAAGAGAGAAAGCGTTTAGAAAAAGAGAAAGGAGAGAAGAAAGAAAAATTTAGAGAAGGTTTTATGAAGAAGGTTGGAACCTCCTTTAAAAAACTTTTAAAACCTGCTATGGGTCTTTTTGAAAGACTATTCAAAGCACTAGGGACCATGCTCTTTTATGGAGCGTTGATGAGAATAGTGGATTGGATTGGTGATAAAGAAAACCAGAGAAAATTGGGTAATGTATTCAGATTCTTAAGTAAGTTTTGGCCTGCTCTGTTAGCGATCTACCTCATTTTTGGCAATGGACTTACCAGAACTCTACTGAAGATGACTGGTAGTCTACTGAGACTTGTGCCTAAATTGATAGGACTTGCCTTCAAACTAGGAGTTAAAGCAGCAGGATTATTGGGTAAGGTTCCAAAACCATTACTGATTGGAGGAGCATTATTCGCTGCTGGTGCTGCTATTCCTATGCTTATGCCTGATACTGTTGATGAGCAGGAAAGAAAAACTCAGGATAACGTAAAGAAAAAAGGAGAAGCTGCTACGAGAGCAGAGTTAGAAAAAATAGCAAACAATCCATCCTTTATGGATAGACTTCAGGGAAGAGATGCTGAAGCGAAAGAACAATTAAGTAAACTGGATACTGGTGAGACCAAGAAGTATGGTTTCAACAGTGGTGGATTAGTTCCGTCCAAACCTAGTCCTAGTCATGGCACTGGTGGTATCGTCAAAGGATTCACAGGCGGCGGGCCTGTGCGAAAATCAACTTTTAATTCCAAAAATGGCGGCAAAAATTCTCCGCCAAAAAATGACTCTATTAGTTTTTTATCAGGTGGCGGTGAGGTTCAATCATCCCCATCATATAATCAGACAGTAAACCTCCAAATGTCTGGTGGTGGTCAGGTTCCTGGGATATTCAGTCCAACAATCAATTATCTCTCTGGAGGTGGAACACCACAACCACAAGGAACTGACACTGTTCCTGCTATGCTAACTCCTGGTGAGTTTGTCATGAGAAAGGGTGCTGTCAATAAAATCGGAGTGGGTAATCTTGAGAAGATGAATGCTTCTGGTGGAGGAACGAACAAACCAAAACTACTTAATAATACAATGTATGCTGCAGGTGGTGGTAGTATTGAGGTAAAGGGAACTGGAAATAGTATTGAAGGGGAATTAGTATTAAAAAATGCAGATGGAAAGCGGGTTGGTAAAAAATACCTTGCCATCAGTGGAACCAATTCTGGCAAAGGAGTCTCACAGAAAGCAAGATATGATACTAGAAATGCTCCGATGCCAGATGGTAATTACAGTCTAGTTGGATTCGATGAACATGGAAATTGGCCTGGACTACCTGGAATTGGGCATTGGTCCTCATTTATTGGTAACTCTAGTGGTTCTATTGGCAGTAGATCTGGATTGATGCTTCACAATGATATTAATAGTGATGGAACTCTTGGATGTATTGGTGTTGAACTTGGGGGCAGGGCAGGAACAAAAGCAGAGCAAGAGTTTCTGGAAACGTATAAACAAGTAAAACCAAAATCTATAAAAATTGCTTTAGGTGCTGGAGGCGGCGATGCCTCTGATATTGATTCTGTTGATTCTAGTGGTGGTTCTAGAACTGCAACCCCAGATAATGATGCAGCTGCAGCACAGAGTGCGGCGAAATCATCTGGCGGACTCACACCTGTAACTTCAAATGTTTCTATGTCTGGGTATAGAAAGGATTCTGCTGGTACTCTATCTCCCACTCAATCTAGATATAGCGTCAATCCTTTAGTGAAAGGAAAAACATCTCCCAGTAGAGGTATTAATAACGCTGCTGAATTATCTCAAACTTCTCCATCAGAAATGTCACAATCTGAATCCAATGCGTTGGTTGCAGCTTCTAATGGGCAGGCTAATAAGCAAACTCAATCAGCTGCCTCTGCTAAAGGTTCTAGGAACAGAAACGTTTCTGCTGAGGATCCTAATAATATGGTCGTGTTTAGCAACAGAGCACTTCACAACATAATCTTGTAATAATATGGCAATACCAGCATTAGCAGCAGGATTAGCAAAAGGTGCCATCACCAAGTCTGTGACTGGTGCTGGCAAGAAGGGTGCTATAAGAAAGTCATTCCAGACAAAACCATCCGAAAGAAAAGAAGAAGGTCGTGGTCTTGTAAGAACTGCTCCTGGCGCTAGCCCAAGAAGTTCTGCTATTGTTGCATTTAGTCCTAGTGTAACTGGAAATCCTGAGAAAAAGATTGCTTCTGTTAGTGGTGGTGATCCAAAATTAATTCGTGTAGAGAAGATAAGAGTATCTGTAGTCAATATTGAGTCGTACTTTAAGACAAGAATTAAATCAAAGGCAGATATTGCCAAGAAAAGAACAAAACTAATAGAAAAACAGAAAGGAAATAAGGGTGAAGATGAACGTGAAGTAAAAAAGATTGGCAAAAAAACTAAAGGATTAACACTCCCTAAACCAAAAAGTTTTTTTGAAAGGATATTGAGTGGTATCGCAACCATGATTGGTTATGGTCTTTTGATGAGACTATTACCATTTGTTGACCAGCTTAAACCCATTCTCATGGGAGTTATTAATGCACTAAAGTTTATTTTAGATATTGGTGGTAAGATATTAAATGGTCTCATAACGTTCGTATCTTGGGGTATGGATGCTTATGATGCAACTGTTGGGTGGATCGGAGATACATTTGGAGAAGACGCTCTGAATGCGGTGGCGAGCATCTCTGACAAACTAGTTCATCTAATCAACGCTGCTATCATTGTTGGTTCAGCAATGTTGGCAATGGATATGAATCCATTCAACAGAGGTAACAAAAATAAACCAGGAGTAAAACCAACAAAACCCACATTACCAAAACCCACGCAACCTAAGATCAAACCACCTGGGATGTCTCCTACTGGTCGTCCAAAACCAGCTGCGAGCATACAGAGAAAGTTTGGGCATAATGCTGCTAATGCTTTCCAAGCTAAGTACGATAAGGCGATTCAGGCAGGAAGAACTCCAACTCAGGCATTAACCACTGGTAAGGCACATGTTACAAAACTCATTGAGTCTGGTAAAATTACAGCAGCACCACAAACAGGATCTCTTGGTGGCAGTAAAGCAGGTAGTAAAATATTTAAGGGTGGTATAGCAAAATCTGCCAATAGATTTGGAATCAAATTGTTTGGCAAATCAGCCATGAAAGGAGTTTCCAAAATGTTTGGTAGGATTCCGATTGTGGGTCCTCTCATTATTGCTGTAGCATCAATTCTTGCTGGAGAAGGTATTGGTAAGGCACTATTCAAAGGAGTTGGTGCTGCATTGGGTGGTTTCTTGGGATCATTTATTCCAATTCCAGTATTGGGTACGATTCTTGGTGAACTTGTCGGTGAATATGTTGGTGATTTGATGCATGTCCTGATTATGGGCGGCGGAATTTCTAAATTGGGAGAAAGACTACAGAGTGATATTGCTGCTGCTCTGAATGTTGCTGGTGCTGCATTTAATTTCTTAAAAGATGGTGCTGTTAGATTCTTTGAAAACTTTCCAACGGTAGATGTTCCTGACATCAGACCAGGAAAAATCTTTGCTGATATGTTATCCATCAATCCCATTTACAAGGCGATGATGAACTTTGAGGTGAAAATGCCTAAAGGTCCTTTTGGATCTGTTCATGGAGCAATTGATCTGATTCCTGGAATTCCCACAGAATGGAAGACTGCCTTGAAGGAAGGATTTTCTATTAGAGGAATCTTTGATTCCATGCCTGGTATACAAGAAATTCTGGGAAGTTTTGCTAAGTTCATTCCTGGAATGGATAAATTTATTAACAACGGAGCACTGAAAAAAGTTCCAAATCTTTTATTACTATCACCTCCTGGATTACCATTCTTGCTCCCTCATGTAGGAAAATCATTCTTGCCTGGAATATTTGGTGGGTCATCTACAAGCAAAGCACCCAAAACACCAAAAGAGAGTCCACCAGCAGACAATGAGGGTGCTGGAGAGGAGAAAGGATTCTTTGGTAAGATTGGTGATGGTATTGGCAGTATGGTATCTGGTATTACATCTGGTATTAAAAGTATGGGTGGTGGAAATGGAGGCGATGGTATTGGCAATACAGGACCTACGGGACCAAACAAAAAAATCATTAGTGGTGGTAATGTAAAGGGCACTAATGAAGAGAAATGGAAGGCTTTTTATGCTATGGGTCAGAAGGCAGGAGCAATGTTCCCACAGTTAATCGCAGCACAATTTGCTTTAGAGTCTGCCTGGGGTACTGCGTTATCTGCCAAAAACAATTTCTTCGGCATCAAGGCTACCTCCTCAGAATCTGCCACAGTTAGTAACACAAGAGAGGTTATTAATGGTCAAAGTGTTTATATGGATGAAAGATTTAAAAACTTTAACGAACCACAAGATGCTGTTAATCATTTAGTCAAGCAGTGGTATAAAGACTATAGAGGATATACAGGTGTTAATAAAGCACCGTCTGCTTTTGCTGCTGCTGATAAACTGAGGGCAGAGGGATATGCTACTGATCCGCAGTATTCTTCTTCTCTGAAGAGGTTAATGAATCAGTATTCTGGTGTTACTGGGGATCAGAAAGATGTAGATTCTCTACAGGTAACTGAGACAGAGATGGCGGATGCTGGTGATATTACTCCCTCCACCAGAACGGCAACTCCAGATAATGATGCAGCTGCAGCACTGAGCGCGGTGAAATCATCTAGTTCTTCTTCTAGTTCTTCTTCTAGTTCTTCCTCTGGAGGTGGTTCTCAGACTACTGCTGGTGGTTTTAGTGCTGCTCCATCAATGAAACCAGGACAAAAGGCAGCATCAATATCTCAAATGACTGAGTATGAAAAGATCTCTTCTGGAATGAAGCAGCCATCATCGATGTTTATACCAATGCCAATTGGTGGACCTGGTAGTGGTGGCGGTAATCGTGGCGGTAGTGATGGTGGTGGAAATGTTGGTGCTCGAATAGGGTTAAATAAGAAGGAGAGTATTGAAGCATTCTACAAAGCACAACTCTTAGGATTCTTGCAGAGACAATGAGTAGTCAAAAACGAGGCGATATAAAGTCGCTAACAATTTTTTCAAGTAAAGATCCAGGCAGAGATATTGATCTCAGACCAGGAACTGTTGAGTTCAATTACTATGAAAATATTATGTCACCGACGATTACTGCTGATATTGGAGTATCAGAAACTAATCAGTCTATTGAGGATGACGGTAAACTTGCAAACACTATTGAGGGTTTGCCGATCAGAGGTGGAGAACAACTTACTGGAATTATTAAAGATAAGTACGAGAGAGAATTAAAATTTGTTGGCGACTCTTCTTTGTATGTTAATAAAATCAGTGGCCAAGTAGAAGACACTAACAAGACTATGTTTGCCCTGCATTTATGTGCTAAAGAATACTTGGCAAATGAGCAGACCAGAGTT